CTACTCAGGATAAAGGAAAAGGCTGGAAGAAGATTAAGATAGTAGATATTCTTGATCTATGGTACACAGACATTAGAACTACTGCTGAGGACAGTTATATTGGTAAGTATGCTAATAGTTATGATAATAAAGTATTATTAGTTAATGCTATCAATGGTTATAATGAGCAATTGGAAATGGATGGATTATTGAAAGAAGATGGAGAGTTAGAGGCTAATAAAGTAATGATTGATGTAGAGGCTCAAAGAATTTTCCTACAAAGTCAGGGAATGGATGTTAGTACATGGAGTGAGCAGGTTATCAAAGAGGCTAATACTGATGATCAAGTATTTATTAAAGTTAATCTATCTCCATTAGATGCTATGGAAGATATTAATCTGAGAGTATTCTTATAATAGAAGGGAGAGAAGTTAAATGCCTGAGAGTATTGATGCTAAAAGAGTCATTAATGGTACTTATGGAGAGGTCTGGTTAAATGATGATAAAGTAGCTGAGGCAAAAGGTTTAGAGGCTATTATTGAAATAAATAAAGAAGATATTAATCTGCCTCGACAGTTAGGTACTGATCAGAAAATGATTGGCTGGAGCGGTAGTGGTACATTAAAGTTAAATAAAGTCTTTACAAGAATTGGTAAAGCATTGACTGAACAGTTAAAAGCAGGTAAAGATACAAGGTTTACTATTGTTAGTAAATTAAAAGACCCTGACAGTTATGGAGCAGAGCGTGTTGCAATTAAAGGTGTTAGTTTTGATAGTTTGACACTTGCTAATTGGGAGACTGGATCTATTACTGAAAGTGAAGAGCCTTTTACCTTTACTGATTTTGATTACATTGATGAAATAGACTTTTAAATTATTGGGTAGAGCTATTATAGGCTCTACCCTTTTTTTATTTATTATTTAAAAAATATGAGGAGATGATATTAGATGGCAGATAGAACAGTGTTGGATGTATTAATGAGTGCGGATGATAAGAAGATTAAGTTTCCTAAGAAGAGAGTTAAGATTAAAAGATTAAGTGAGGCTTTAGGTGAAGAAGTTATTTTTACAGTGAGAGCTATTTCTGCTCCTAAATATGAAGGTATTCAGGAGAAGGCCATTAAAATTAAGGATAAAAACCCTGATATAGATGTGAATGAGATGCAGTTATTTACTGTATTAGAGGGAGTTATTGATCCAAATCTAAAAGATGGTAAATTTAGAGAGAAATATAATGCACCTACTCCTAAAGAATTGTTTAATAAGTTGTTATTGCCGGGAGAGATTACAAGATTATATGGAGAAATTGCGGATCTCAGTGGATTTGGAGATAAGGCGGTAGAAGAGGTAAAAAACTAATTGAAGAGGATGGCTATACTGAAATGATGTATTATTATTGGAAAGAAAAAGGTATTAAGCCATCTGAATTTTATAGTATGAATAAAGGTGAAATTACAGTAATAAGAGCCTTTTATGAGAAGGAGTTAAAAGATAAAAATAAGAAAATGAGAGAGATGAGCAAAAGTGGAGTTGCCTGTCCTTTCATGTTTTAGAGAGGAGGTAAGCTAATTGAAGTTTGGAAATACAATTAGTTTAAAAGATAATTTTACTTCTACAATGCGAAAAATAATTAGACAGCAGAATGAGTTTAAGGATGAGGCTGAAAAAGTAGATAGGATGATGGATGGTTTAGAGACTACAAGAAAAATGAATGTCAATAACAATAAGGCTGTCAAGTCTATGAGAGAAGTAGATAGACATGCAGGCAAAGTTAAGGATGGAATAGAGCAGATTGATAGATCAAAAGCTAATCCATTAGTTAATATTAGAGATAGAGCTACCAGTAAACTAAAGAGCATTAAGGATAGAATGAAGGATCTCATGTTAAATCCTATTGCTATAACAGCTACCCTTGCAGGAGTTGGTGCTGGAGCTGGATTTTTATTAAAGCAAGGTGCTGATTTAGAACAGCAGGAAGTAGCAATGAGGCATTTTATTGGAGTTAATAATCCTGAAATGCAGGGCGATCAATTAGATCAAGTTAGAGATAATTTTATTTCTACATTAAGAGAGAATGCGAATGCTACTCCATTTAAGACTGCTGAGGTAGTTAGTGCTGGAGCAAGAGCAATTAATGTTGCACAAGGGGATACTAATCAGGCTATGGAATTAGTAAAACTTGCTGAAAATATGGCTGCCCTTAATCCTGAGAAATCATTGCAGGATGCAATAGAGGCACTTGCAGATCTTAAAGTTGGTGAAGGGGAAAGAATGAAAGAGTTTGGATTTAAAATAACTTCTACTGACATGGCAGAGATGATGGGAGCAAGTAATTTTGCAGAT